CAACATCCATAGCATCTTTAACGTCGCCTCCTTCTAATAAATCCATAACAGTAGCGCGATAAATACTGGCTACATCACCAAGACCAGCAGCTTCAAAACCTTCAGCTGTCGCGTGAGCAAGCGTAGCCACTTGCTCTGAACCTGACACACGATCGGCAATGCCAAAGTCAAGTTGCATTGGTCTGCCAGTCATTTTATTTTGAACTATGTTATCTGCTTTACGATCTTCTAAACGAATGCCTTTTAATGCTAATTGTCCTAATTGTTGAGCAGTTCGAATATTAATCATAGGATCAGAAGGGAATAAATTTTTGCTATCAGATTGAACAGGTTCAAAGTTGGTACGTATATCCATCATTTCTATACGATTACCTACATCACCAGGGAAAGTTTCAATAGCAGCCACTTTAGGTGCAATTCCTAAATCAGCCGCAATCGACTGAAGATTGGCTTCCTCAACAAAGTTATTTTCAAAGCTATTTGGATAACCTTGCTTTATGACATTGCCAGGAATATCAGAATTATAAACTACACCATATGCCCCACCACCAATAGGCTCGCTACGGTTAGCCGCAAGCTTGCCTTCTCTAAGAAATTGCGCGATAAGTTCACCAGCTTTACGCATCTATTTAATATATTTACCATCTATCTATTGTAGAAAAATATAAAAAAACCCCGCGTTAGCGGGGACTAAAGTGTTCAGTTGTATGTTGCGGATATACAGAGCAGGTGTTGTCAGTTGTCAAAGCTTTATAAAATAGCTTCTCACTTTCTTCAAACGTCAGCCCTTCGATAATAGTTCCGTCGTTATAGCGGACATCAAATAACGTATTCACTTTGTATAGGTACGACCTCGATAGCAGTAAGTGCCATGCATCTCTTGACGAGATTGATGGACCTTGCAATCGTGACCGCGATAGCGAGTCAGATGAATCTGAGCATCATGCTTAGCAGATGCTTTTTCGATCTGCTTCTTGATGATATTGAGTGTGTTCATTGGAAACCTCCATAGTGTAGAAATTTCCCGTTCCTTCAGCCGAAGCCTACTTGCGTCTCAAATGTGTTGAGATGAACGTATATTCATAGTGTAACAATGACTACTAGTTTACGGCGAACATTCTTTTTGTTTTTGCCATTCATCAATTTGCTCTTGTGTAGGAACTTCAATACGCAAATCAACGCCTTCTGCTTTGAAGAGCTCGTTCATCTTTTCGTATGTTTCAGGAGTGATTTTTATTGTGTGTTTCAAGGTTTTCTCCAAGAATTTTGCTGACAGTATTCATCTCCGCGCCACTATGTGCTCCTAGTGCGTGAATGATGCTAGCTACCTGCTTACAGGTAAGTTCAATAGTAATTGGTTTGTTACAGCTCATGATTCTCCAAAATGATTACGGTAGACATTATTCGTTCTCTATAAACACTAACTCTAGATGAGCTTTGTTTAGTTCGTACAGCATATTTTGTATAGCAACCTGTTCTTGAGCATCGCCGCCAGGCCACTTTTCTAAGTAATACCGCATGCCCTTCACTAAAAGCTTCAGGGCTGGAGCATCTACTTGAAAATTAAATAAGTGGTTTTCTGGATTATCCATAACCACTATTGTATCAATGTGTAGCGGCCCAATTTGCACCGTGATCTGCAGATGCAGTAATAGGTACACGGAAGTTGTAGTAACTCCCTGCCTTAGGTGCTGAATTTTCTAGCAACATTTTGACCCTATCAACTTCTTGGGGTACAACTGAAAACTGCTGTTCGTCATGGACGTACGCACAGCGGGTGTAATCAACGTTGTATGTCAGTCCGGCATTATCTAGCATGTCTTGTCCGACTACTAGCCAACGCTTGCTCAGAATGGCTCCAGCTGACTGGAGTAAAAAGTTAAGGGAACTATGTTCTGCTCTACAAAAAATAGGACGCCCATCAAGACCTCTAAGACGACCGCTTGCACGGACCTTTTGCTTAACTGCATCAATAAGTGGTTCTAATCCAGGAATAGCGTCAAGAAATTTGCGCCGTAGCTCTTGACCTAGCTGCTTCTTCTGTGCATCAGACAATGCAGGATTCAAGCTATGGCCGAGCTTCTGGTCGCCAGCTCCATAGATAAAGGCATAGCAAATTGTCTTGACTTCCTTACGTGTACATCCCACACGATCAGCGTTTTGTTGATGAATGTCGCCATTGCATACAACGTCGGCAAATGCTCCTTCGTCGTACACGGATAGATAATGACCCAAACATCTCAGCTCCAAGCCTTCCAAGTCAGCTCCGACCATGACATGGCCAGGATGCGGAACAAACAATTGACGTGCCCACGGTGCACTCACAACTTGCCCGAGGTTGGGACCACGATGCGCGTTGCGGCCTGTTTGCGTAGCCAAAGAGCAGCTGTGATGAATACAGCCATCATCTTCAATTGTGTTGAACCAGGAGTTTGTACCCTCAGACAGTTGGCCCAACCATTTTTGTAGGGTCAACAGACGGATGAACATCTCACACTCTTCATGCAGGAGCTTGTTGTCCTGAGCTAGTGCAAGGTCACGCATCTCTGAAAGAGTTGCTTCATCAACTTTGGGCTTACCGGTCTCAGTCACTTTGGTGAAGCGAGCACCACGGAAGTTCTGCAGTGCCCAGGCAATGTGCTGACGCGAGGTGGGATTGAAGTCCAGCAGCTTTGTCATAGGAGCACCCGCTACGTAGCCCTTAGTTTTGTTTGCTCGTTTAGGTGTATATACCTTTCCGGGTACATAGATATATCGTGATTGAATTGATTGCTCAAGTTGGGTAACTTCATTTTGGAGTTCACCCCGTACTCGCTCTGCAGCAGATACGTCAAACCGGAAGCCGCTAGCTTCCTGTTGTGACATGATTTCTGCCATACGCATTTCGAGCAATACACAATCAAGCATTCTCGTCATCCTCCTTGTTAAATCCAAAAGCAAGTGATTTTTCTTCTAAAAGCTTGTCAGCACGATTTTTGTGACCAAGCTTTGCTACAGATTCCATAACTTTCAATGTGTCTTCAGTCGTAGAACCATCTGGCATACGGCTAAAAACTTCGTTAAAAAGTGGAAAGAAAATATCAGCAGCAGCTGCAACTTCTTTGTGAGTCAAAGGGTCGCTTTTTTTAGGTGTAGTAGTCATGAGTAATCCTCCATACGTCGTTTCATTAGTGCCCAAAGCTTGAGCGTTACTTCGGTGTCTTGAATGCAATAATCAAGCATTTCAGGTGTATATACAGACCAATTGCCTTCGTGCTTGCCAAAGTCACCTTTGAAGCACTTAAGGCGATAACCCCAGGCTTCAAGGCTATGTCGTCCATACAAACGCTGTGGCATTCCGTGTGGACGACGGTCGTAGTCTCTGTCTGCAATGTGTGGATAGAACAGTCTGCTAAGAACGAGGGTGTCTAGACACTGCCCCTTGGGGACAAACTCAGGATACTGTTCTTGGATAAGAGGTATGTCATATCCAATAATGTTATGACCGATCAAGAGATCGGCTTGCTCTAATTCGTGAATGCCTTGCAAGATTGATTGATCAGGGCGGTTGTCAAAGACAGAAGTGTTCCCATCATCACCACCACGCATAACGATGCAGTGAATACGAGATCCTTGCCGTAATAAGCCAGTAGATTCAAGGTCAAAAATAATTTGTTTATTCATCGAAGGTATCTGTTGCATTGTCTGGATCATATTCATCTGGCGAGAACGGGTTCGCTTCTGGGAAGAGAACTGGATCAATGTTTCTGTCATTAGTATTTTTTGTAAATCTCGGATCTTCGTCTAAAAAGATTGGCTCGATTGAGACTTGAAGTTCTCTTGCCAATCGTCCAGCGCGTCTAAACTCTTCTCGGTAGTAAGGTTCCCACTCGTGAGCGAGAATCACAATCTTCCTGATACCCATCATGTGGGCTTGGAAGATAGAAGTAGAGAAAGGATATCTCGTGCTGTATATAACTGCGCCTATAGCTGGAGTGCCAGCTTTAGCAGCGGCGGCTACTGCATATGAAATGCAATCAATCTCAACTTTGCTGTCTGTTAATAAGCTTCTGCCATTACCAATGATTTCACGGTCACGCACAATAATACACCCTCCAGGAGATTTTGGGTGTGTTGATGCCCGACCTATAGCCTGTGCCACGTTTATAAAATACCTGTCTTTGTTCTTGATGAAAGTTGGGTCACCTTTAGGGCTGGGCATATCCACATCGCTAATCTGTTGACTCTATATTAGGAAGTGACTAAATCAGATGTGAGCAATAATGGGCGACAAAAACATCAAATCATTCAAAAACGAAGAATTTTCAGAATACGTTCACGACCTTCTTAAAGTTGATACGGAACACGATATGGTAAATAGTCCTGCGCACTATACTCAAGGTCGAGTAGAAGCTATTGAGGTTATTGAGGACTCAATTATTAACGCTCCGTCTCCATTCTTGGGATTTCTTCAGGGACAAGTTCTTAAATATATGCTTCGACTCTGGCACAAAAAGAACAGTAAAGAAGATGCTGAAAAGGCAAAATGGTATCTCAATAAACTGATTGATTCGTTAAACTAATAAAGCCGCAGATAAGCGGCCTTGTTGTCAACAACGGCGGAAGTAGAGATATCTATTGCGTAGTTGAAGAGTCTCATGATCTTGGATGTGTGGCAATAAATTTGTATATGTGTAGTTAAGATCATGAGTTGTATGCGTAAAGTAGGCAGAGATACCTTCACATAGTTCAGGTTCGTTAGGTTGATACCACGCTTCAATTGAAAAACATTCCCAAGGCTCTAGTCCTTGGGATACCCAACTGTTCAGTTCCTCTAGGCGCTGAGCAGTTTTTATTATGTGCTGCTCATGTGCTTCAGAACTGGGTAAGGACAAGTTAGAGTTTTGATAAAGCAAGGCGTGTTTCCACATTAAAGTACCGTCTTTAGTGATAAGACGACATGGATGCACTTTGCTTTCAGACGGAAGCAAGAAAAAGTAATCCTGAGCAATATGCTTACTCATCAGATATTACCTTTGTTTTCTTCATAATACTCAAGGTCTTTCTGCCAGCCATCACCTGCATACTCGCTATAAATTACTCGACCAATATCTCTAAAGCTGTTATAGAACAAAGATACTTTGTCAATATCTGTCAGTGCTTGTTGAATTGGGGGTCCATAGATAATCAAATTCCATGTGGATGGGCATACAGACTCGAAGCCTTCTGAAGTAGCGCGGAGCTGTTTAACACGTTTGAATGGAATGCAAATGGGATAGTCCCAAACAACAGGCGCTGCACGTAAAAGTTCAGAAGCACTGCTAAAGAAAACAAAACTTTTGATATGACCATTACGATATTCGCTAATGGTTTTATTGAGCCAGATACGACAATCTCTTACAGCACCCTTTGGAGCAACCCATACGTTGCCATGCCAGTGCTCTTGAAGTGCATTTACTTCAATACTGGGTACAGAGGTAGCATCAACCAGTACTTGCTGAACAGGATCAGAAGTTGGATCGAAGTCAATACTTCCCATAACTTCTCTAGCTCGGTCAATGAGCTGAGGAGTTGGGTAGAGAGGAAGCTTCAGACCTTTTGCAGCGAGTTTATCCGATAAATTCTTCTGCGACCGCTCTAAGGCTTTCTTGGCTCCCACCTGCTTCGACTGCAAATGTTCTTGTTCCAGCATCACTAATCAATGTAATAAGCACGTTTTGAGTCCAGTCATTTTCGTTGATCTTCTGTAAAAGCTTTTTAAGAAATTCAGTTACGTCTTCATCGTTTTCACGTTCAGATACTCGAAGATCAAATTCAATTGATTCTGACCACATATAAGTAGTAGAGTCATTCAATAAATTGATGACAAGAGAACCAGGACCATGATTCTCGACTCCATTTAAAGTGATTTCAATAAGATCGGTAAGGATCAAATCAGCAGTAGCCATAAGAAACTTCTGCTCTTGCTCCTTTTCTGGACCAAGTTTATCTGAAGCAATTAATTGTTTAATCAGATCAGAACGTCTAGACATAATGGATGACTCTCTATTTAGGATAAGTTAATTAAGTATTGTTTGTGGAGTTTTCATCTCCATCTTCTTTATTTGGTGGAGAATTAAATTGACTAGAGTGTCTACCATTGAGCATATCGTCTACAACTGCTTCCCACCGATCTGAAAAACCTGAGTTAGGTGCAAAGACTAAGTTTGCACGATCATCAAGCTCTTGAGAATTGGCAATCATTTCCTGCTCTTTTATAGCTTGTTCAATTGCATATTCAGCAACTTGCTGCTTAAGCGTATGAAGTTCACAAGCTAATTCAAAGCTTTCAAGATAAGAATCTTGATCAACAAACACGCCAATTTTTTGTGGAATTAGATGAAAGGGATTACAGCAATACTTATTGCCACATGTAGTTTTTACACCTGTGTAGCCAAGATCGCCCCAGGTGTACCACATAGCAACTCTTTGAGGATGATGTTGGGTGCTGCTACTTATGCCTGGCCGTCTCCAAGGAAACTGCGGCATACCATTGCCAGGAGCCTTATAGCCTTGCCATTCCCAACATTCATCAGGTTGACCAATGTCAACTTTGGACCAGAACTTAAGTGCACGCTTTTGTTCTTTCTTTAGAAGACGATTCATGTCAAAAGACATACGTCCTTCTCTAGCAGCTGCAACACAGCGAACACAAGCTTGATGGCTATCAAAGCGCATTGAAGTTGAGCTAAACCGACCAA